GTATTCTTGTTATACTGTTCAAGGATTTACCCCGCCCCCCCCTTCCTGCTCTCTCGTGCTGATTTGATATTGTGATGACGACTGCATAATGTTTGATGATTACTCAACTCCCAGACTGCACCACCCTCATTGATTGGTGTAATATGATCACGAGTATTGCCAATGCACTCATGAAATGGTTTATTTTCCTTAAGACATTCAACACAAAATGGCTGTTGTTGTAAACCAATGAGGCGGATATGATTCCACCTTTTTGAGTTGTATGTCTCACGATTATCATTAGCTCTATTTTTAAAATTATGAGTTGATAATTTTTTGTTAAGTCTATCAACCTTCATTTATAAATATTTGCTGGGTTATTTTAAAAACAAAAAAATACCGCATTATTGTTCCTGTATTGTTCCTGTAAATATGCTAATATAATACTAAATAACAAAAAAAATGCTTATAAATCATTGATTTATAAGCATTTACAAAACTGTTACATTTCATTATTTGTGACGAAGAAGAGAAAACTAAAAGGTTTTTTAAAAACTTCATTTGCTTTTATTTGTACATTTTACCTACTAAACACCGTATTTGTTAGAAATAAATACAAATAGATTAAAATATATATAAAATTTGTTCCTGTAAAATACCTACATTTGTTCCTGTAAATTAACAATTAAAATATAATGACCTTCAACCCTGAATGCGATAGTCGCCCAAATCGGCATGGCCTTTACCGTATTTATATTCGTGTAACAGAAAACAGAATTAAGAAAAAAATCGGAACAGATATATTTATAAATTCCTCAAAAAACTTTTTAACAAAGGCAAAATGGGGTAACTGGATATCTACACATCACCCTAATTTTAAGGAAATAAATAAATTAATTATTTTTGAATTAGAAAAATATTCCTTGATGGAATTGGAGGTAAATAGTCAAAAAAATAAATTTAATGAGTTAAAAGATTTTTTTGAGTCTAAAGCAAAAAGCCTCCACGAGAAACATATTTATTTTAAAAGCCTTACTACTCCCTCAAATAACCGTAAGCTTGTGCAACTGGTTGAGGACTATAAAACTCAACGGATTAATTTAATTCGTGCCTATGAGAATATTCCTAATTTTTTTCCTCCACATGGAGCATTGAACATTCACAAAATAATTTTAGAATATACTAAAAAACTAAATGACATTAATTTTGCTGAGAAACAAATTACCGAAGTACTTGAGTTAAAATTTAACCCTGACAACCTCAACGTGTTCAAAAACTTTGTTATTTTTTACATGAAGAAAAAAGAGTTAATGAATATATCGGTAGGTTTTATCAGGCACGTAAAATCAAAGGCAAAAATGTTTATTGATTTTACCGATAATCAAAATATAACATTTCAAGAGATTAACCGTAAACTGATTGTAAGTTTTATCGAGTATCTTTCTCAATACACAAAATCTAACGGTGAGAAACTAAAAAACAACTCCATCATTGACATTGTTCAACGGTTATCTATGTTGTTTGAGGCTGCTGTTGATGAAGGTATTATAACGACAAATCCTGCTCGACATATCCAACTACCTGAGCGTAATCAGGTTATACGTGATAGACTTTCTGATGAAATGATTGAACGCCTTGAAAATCTTGAAATAGATCAGGAAGACAAATTTTTGTGGTTAGCTAAAAATATGTTTTTGTTTTCTTATTACAATGCTGGTATTCGGATTGGAGATTGTATCAATTTGCGTTTTCAAAATATCTCTGGCGAACGTCTTGAATATTCTATGTCAAAGACCACCAAAAGAAAATCTATTAAACTATCGGTAAAATCTTTGGAAATAATTAATACTATGCGAAAGTATTATTTTACGGAGCCTAAAGATTATATTTTTAACCTCCTCGACAAAGAAAAACCGTTTTTTTGGGCTGTTGAGGTAGAGGACAGAAGAAAACTCAATATTGAAATAAAAAAAATGCTTTCACAAAATATGGATGTGGCCGCTGCTGAAATACAGGCTGCTTTAAAAGAAATTGCAAGATTAATAAATCATACTGGCCGATTAACCTTTCACATCTCACGACATTCGTTTGCCGATCGTGCCAGGCGTAAAATGAAAGCATCTAACGGACGAATAACAATTATTGATTTAAAAAACGCTCTCGGCCACACCAAAATTGAAACAACCGAAAGATATATTGAATCGTTCGATAAAGATTCTCTTGATGTCGCTATGGATGCGGTTTTTGATTAAAAATCAGATTTCATTGATTTGTATTGAAACTTATCAATGAAGTTTTTATCAAATACAGGTTCACTATATTTTTTAAAACTTTCACTTACATATTTTTTCTTTGAAAAAGCTTTATAATAAAATGTTTCAAGTTCTTCTTGTTGACCTTTTTGCCAAAAGCCTACTGTCATATCAGATATTAATTTAAAATTAAATACAGTAATCCTATACTTATCTGATTTTATTTCAATTTTAATATCCCCATTGACAAGCAAAAACTTTAAATATCCAGCGACATTACCTCCTGTCCAAATGTTTTCATCAAAACCAACTAAACTTAATTTCTCTCCTCTTAATCTACCAATTATTAAAGTATCATTTTCCGAAACTTCAATATTATCTAAATGACCTCCCAATTTTAAAAACTTTTCGTATTCATTAATAGAAACACTTTGTTCAAATACTTTTCTCCAAATTAGTTTACCTTCAACAACTAAAAAATTAGAAACATATTCTTCTGATTCAGATGATGTTTGTGTCTTAGCTCCTTCATTTTGAGCAAACCCAACACCACCAAAAAACATAAACAAACCTAACATAATTAGCTTATTTAAACGGTATTGTAATTTTGAGCTATAAAAGCAAATTTTATTCATCATAACACATAATTGTTTAAATACCCTTTTACAAGTAATAAATTAATAATTTTCTCTTTAAGCAAATCAATATCATCATAATGATTATTGTGAGACCTCAACAGCACCATATCATTTGGCCTTGTTGGGTGTCTTCTTACATACTTTACCATCCTTTGCTCTTCCGTAATTACGATAAATACCTGACCGTATTCAATAACGCTTATATCGACTATCTGCTTTACAAATACGATTGCACCGGGCAGTATTTTATCATACATAGAATCGCCACGGACTTTAAAACAAAAATCTACATCCTGAATTTCCTTCGGTACAGTATAATAATCAGCTACAATCTGATCATTATTTTGAAATAACTGCACATTACCTGCTGTTACGTCAAGGTCATAATAGGGTACTTTTCCTGTTGTGTCAATCGCCTCTATATTCTTATACTTTGTTTTTTCTTCTTGTGGCTCATTAATAAAATGTGGATTATCTTTTTCTATCAAATCTCCAATTTTTTTAGATATCTCTGGTTGAAGTTTTAATTTTCCTTGAAACAATTTATACAAAACGTGAATAGTAACATCTATCAAATTAGCTAATTCCTCTGCGGTCAAACGGTGTTTTTTTTTGTATTCCTCTAATCTGATTAGTTGAATATCAATAATTTTATTTTTCATGGATTTTTATAAAAAAAAATTTATCCAAATATTTTAGATGATTTATTTGGATATTATCCAAATATATTAGACTTTTGCATCACACAAACAAAAGAACAAATATTATACCAAACAAAATTACGAAAAACATTGAGATATGCAAGAACAAGTAAAATTGCCTCCAATTAATCAGACAAGATTCAGCGATGCTGAAATCAAAACCTACTTTGAACAATTGAATCGCCAGTACGGAGCAATCAGTCAAGCTATCAAATTATCTGGGTTTTCTCAAAATACTTGGAACAGAGCAATGAGAGGCGAGCCAATCAAGATTGAAACACGTAAAAAAATAACGGCTGCAAATCTTAAAGTAATTGCAAACATTCAAAAAACCCTAACAACTCAATGACAGCACCACAACAAATAATTACAGTCAGCTACGAAACTCTTGATATGCTCCTATCAGAAAAAATAGAGAAGCTGTTAAGAATGGCAAAAGGAGCAAAGGGAGTAATGGACAGAAAAGAAGCTGCCGAGTATTTAAGGATCTCAGTACCTACCCTCAACCATCACGTAGACATGGGCGAACTAATATCTACAAAACTGGGCAAAGACAAAGGCCGTGAAGTATTTAGACTGGAAGACATTGAGACTTTTTTAATCCGTAAACGAGAAACCAAATAAAATAAAATTCCTGCACGGAAGCACCACGCAGGAATCTATGATATTAACAATTAAAATTTTACAAAGATGGCACTAAACAATCAATTTACAAAGAATCACTTGGATGTATTTCGTGAAGCTGGCTTTATGGTTTACGAAAACCCAGAAAACCAATTCATAAGTATTATAAAATACTCCAATGAACCCAAAGCACCTTTGCTCATACAAATAGATTATGCATTTCGTCAATTAACCATTCTTCAGCAAAACATTTTCAATTTTCGTCAAGCTGATCCGCCAAAATACTGTGCAGCTCTGCCCGACGATATATCAGACACAATTTCAATACTAAAATTTACAAAAGTTTTTAACCAAAACCTATTAACTGAATTATGGAATTGCTAAACACCTCCGTTTATGAAAGCCCAGTACTGATGGTAACACTATTTTTATTAGGAGGCATTTCACTCCTGTTATTATTAGCCATAAAGCCCTCTGATCAGACATTGTACTATGCAAAAAAAACAGAATTACCTGAAGACGACACTCACGAAAAATCTTCTCAATTCTTTTGGATACTGCTGCTAATGGCTATCATTCTCTATTATATCCTTTAAAGCAAGTTCCTCGACTTTCATAGTTAAATATTGTTTAGGTTGAATTTGATTAACTCTTTGGTCTTTTATAAAGGCTATGAGAGTCGAGGACAAAAATATAAATCACTAAAATAATAAGCCATGACACCATACGAAAACGCAAAATCGGTACAAGCAAAAATCGCAACCTTAGAATACAATCAAGAGATTATTGTAAAACCCAAAAACACCAATGGCGTGCGTCCACCAGCGTTTTTTGGAAGATTTATAAAGCTTGAAGATACCGAAATACATTGTTTAGACAAATATCCGTATCCGCCAAAGATTTTATTGATTGCTCAAAAATCAGACAATGACAAAACCAAAATCATAAGGATAGCAAATTTTTTAATAGAGGAAATCAAAAATTTATGACACAATCTGACTACGCATCGAATATAGAATCCGCAATTGAAAGTATAACAAGCCAATTGAACAATAAAGACAAATACGAGATTGATGTTCAAAATTTCAACGAAAGAGCCGTAAAAATGTACAGTACCAACAGGGCAAAAATCTTTAATGCAAAAATCAGCTCAGATCATAAATTAATTTTTAAGAAGGCAAATCAAAAGATTAGAAAGATTATTCAGCTATCAGATAAAGAACTAAAGAATATACGCACCAAAAGAAAATCAGAAATCTTACAATCAGTTTGCAATCAGTTTCAAGTCAAAGAAAGCACCATAACACGATTATTATAATGGCCAACACATTATCGATTATTAAAAGCCTAAAAAAAGGCGATAGAATAAAAATTACCACTTATAGCACGCTAAAATCAGGAATGCCAAAAATATATTTTGGAAACTTTCAAGACTATCAGCAAAGACCAGGCGATTTTATTTTCACAGTAAACATAGACCAGGGCGAAACAGACCTGCTTGGAGCATCAAAACAAACAACATTAAATTTTAGGAATTCAACAGTTAAAAACATCGAAATATTATGAGACTACGTACAGCATCAATATGCTACACAGACCTCGCCGAAGCGGCAAAGGCAGGACATTCGGCTTTTTCAAGAGCAAAAAACGGCAAAGTATATTTCAACGTTGCGATTTGGGACAACGACGAAGAAAACAAATTTGGACAAAATGTGTCCATACAATTAAGTCCCAAAAAAGACACCGAATCAAAGCCTTTATACATCGGCAACGGCAATAAGCAAGAAGTCCCCTCAGAAAAAGGCAAAGCATTTGCAAGCTCAACAACAAAATCAAAATCAGACGACGACCTACCTTTTTAAAAATGACAACCGAACAAAAACAAAACCTAACAGTAGATAACATCTACATATTTCTTATTACAGCTCAGTTTCTCCTCGATTTTGCAGACGACAAAATGATACATTCGGGCTGGGCCGTACAAGACTTTAAAAGTAGTTTGAAAACAACCCTTAAAAAGTTGGTAAAACTCACATCAATACCCTTTGATGAATTTAAAAATAAAGCAACACCCGAAATAGTTGAGCAACAATTTACAGGCTCATTGCTTGCCGAGCAAAATATGAGGTTAGCCCTAAAGTTTGATCAGCTAAGTAAAGATGATCAATTCAGATTCCAAATGCTCTACGAAAACCTACTTTCACAATTTAATATCGTTTTATGAAAAAAGTAATAAAAGTATCCATTGCACTCACAAAAATAGACGTAATACAATGCGTTCAGGGAGGTTGGACAATCTCAACACACAATAAAAAACTGTGTTTAGAAAACAAAAAAATAATATTTATACCTGCATTAATGCAGAAATTATAAAACAAACCAAATGGCAAGACCCCAAAAACAAGGCTTGTCGTATTTCCCGATAGATGTCGATATTTTTGAAGACGAAAAACTACAATTCATTTCAGCCAAATACGGCCTTAAAGGTGAAGCAATAGTTTTCAGACTTCTTTCAAAAATTTATCGAAACGGTTATTACATAGAATTTGATGAGGACGTACAATTGTTGTTTTCTAAATCTTGTGGTTTGGAACGTAACGACAACGCAACTCGTAACGTGGTTAGCGAATTACTCAAACGTAATTTTTTTGATAAATCAATGTTTGAGCAATTTCAAGTACTTACATCAAAGGGTATTCAAAAGCGATATGCCAAAATCTGCAACGATTCAAGGCGTATCGCAAGTAACCTCCTACCGAAATACGACTTAACTACCGAGGAAACCGAGTTTCCTCCTGAGGAAACCACAGTTTACTACGGAGGAAACCCCACAAAGAAAAGTAAAGTAAATGAAACAAAACAAAACAAAAGTAAAGAATTAAAAAGTCAAAATTCAGAAAATAATGATTTGCCATCTTTTGTTTCAGAAAACAGAAAAAAAGTATCTCCAGCGGTGGGGCCGCGGCCAAAACTCACAAAAGAGTTTTTAAAACAAGATTTTTTAAATAACCGTGATATAGAAAAGCTATATGAAAACAACAATATCACAGACAATTACGAGAAAGTAATAGATTCATTTATTTATGAAGCATTTGCAGTAGGCAAAAACGAAAACTGGAAAAACATACAAGATGCAAGATCACACCTGATCAATTCTTTCAAATACTATAACAATAAACATGGAAGCAATCACAATTTCCAACCAAGCCAGTCAGCTGGCAACCTTGAAAGACCAAACCTATTTGGGAAAGAAGGTAAATCCGCAAATCGCCTTGTGCCAATCGGCCAGCGACCTTCTATTAGCGACATCAGACAAAAGACAACGTTTGAAGTCAGCGAATGACGCACAACTGCAGGAGTTAGACAATATACTGCTTGCTATCACAGGAGCTCAGTTCGAAAGCAACAAAGCAGTCATTATGAATTACGTCAAATACATGACTTTACTCAAAGATGTATTTGGCCAGTACACAATTGATGAAATTATTATTGCATACAAACTTGCAAAGGCAGGCAAACTCTGTAATCACAAAAACGAACAGTTTATTTTATACAGAGAACTAAATTTTGCCTCAGCATCAGATGTGCTACTGGCCTTTGCAGAATACAAAAAACAGGAGTTGGGCAAATGGATTCAAAATCAACAACTTTTTGAAGAAGAAGAAAATATGATTGATGAGCAAGAAAAACAAAACATTGAGCGTAATGGCCTCAGAAACATCTTGGCAGAGAGCTGGACACTATCACAACAAAACAAATTATCAGATGCTGGTTTTTTTCTTTACGATAACCTCAAATCAAGAAGTCTAATAGATTTATCAAACGCAGAAAAAACAAGCATTCAGAAAGAAGCACTTAAAAGAGTAAAATATTTTGCAAAACTTGAACGCTACGCCGCTCTCGACAAAATAACCTACAATCGTTACAACAATTTTATAAGCAGCCTATCAGCTGAAGTTGAGGAAGTAGTGATTATGTCGAAAAAAATAGCCCTAAGAACCCAAATACAAAAATGGATCAAAGAAGGTTTTTCATTGCAAGACATACAATCAAAAATAAAATGAAAAAACAACCCGAATACACATTACAAACCCAAGTCTGCAACTACCTCAGAATAAAATATAAAGAAGTACTATTTATGTCTGATACGGTGGCCAGCCTAAAACTAACCCAAGCACAAGCCATCAGAAACAAAGCAATCCAAAAACAAACATTCAAAACCCCAGATCTAATTATTTTTCACCCTAAAAAACAATATCATGGGATGTTCCTTGAGCTAAAAGTAGCAACGCCATACCTAAAAGACGGCCACACCCCAAAATCCGAACACATAGCAGGGCAGCTAAAAACAATTCAAACCCTCCGCTACCTCGGCTATTATGCAAACTTTGGAGTAGGTTTCGAAGATTGCAAAAAACAGATTGATTTATATTTTAATAATTAAATGAAATGGAAGAAATAAAAGAATATATTAACAAAGACTTATATGGTCAGAGTTATAAGCAATTTTGTGAACATACTAACATAGGCCTTAATATTAATGAAGAATCTCTAATTGGTAAAATTGAATGGGCATTATTAATGCTTGATGCTCCATCAGAAAGTGCAAGAGCTGGAGAATCATTAGTTGATTTTTCACTAAGAAAATATGATGGCGTTAATTTGATGGTAGAAAGATTTGATGGTAGTGAAATGAGTTTTTTGAATCCCGAACGTGAATTTGGCATTAATGCTGATTTATTTGATTATAATTTTGATTCTAAAATTATGAACTTTGGTGGTGATGGGTCTACATTGAATAGTATGGTAAGATTTAAAGAATTATCTATTGAAGAAAAGAGAGGTATATGTCAGCCACATGAAAAAGCTTACGGCCATTATTTATCTTTTTATAGTAAGGAAAACAAATGGTTTAATTTTTATCAAAATTATAAATCTGTTGACATATTTAAAACAAATTGCATACATAAAGATGCTTACATTAAGGGCCTTGAAGATTTAGGAATTTTTGTAGGTAAAGATGTAACAATAGCAGGAAAAGTCTACTCATGGGAAGGATTTGTTAAAAACATTATTGGAAAACGATATTTGTCAATTATTTCTAATAAACCAGGCTTTTATTATAACCCAAATGAGGTAATGCATTATACAACAACAAATTCTTATTTAGAAACTGTTAGAAATTACCAAACTGCTATATCATGTCAGTTAACATTCCATTATGAATGGCATTTATATTTAAAAGAAAATTCAAATTCTATTGGTTTTAAAATTCCATTTTTGCCATCCTCTTTTAAAGAAATATCAGCATTAAGAAATTTAGAGAAAGGTGATAAAAGAAAAACCGCAATACTTCATTTTGTGAATCAGCATTATAGAAGAGAAAGAAAAGCCTCAAATTACAATGAAGCAGAAAATAAAATTTTAGTTAGTAAATATCTTCGTGGAGAAACAAAATTTAATTGGAATGGCCTTGAAGTAAATTTAATTCCATCAAGGTCTGATATAATTAACACAAAATCAAAAAAGAAATTCTTAAATATTTAAAATTATAAAATAATTGTATCCATTATCTTCCAGACATCGGGAAGATGATAATTAACCACCTTTGCAAATATCATCGGGTTCGGGCGAAAATAACGGAACGGCTTCATGCCGTGCTACTGAGACGGACAATGTTCGTAAAAGATTATTGATATTTGCATTATTAAAAAATAAATAAAATAAATCTTGAAAAATGTATTGCATATTTCAAGATTAGTTGTATATTTGTATTGTTATCAGCAACGAAGCTGAAACGCAAAACTTTTAAGAAAATGTCAAATGTATTATCACTTTCAATTGAAGAGCAAAATAATTTCAATCAATCAGTACTTTCTGCAATCATTTTTGACAATAAGCATTATGCTGAAGAATCAGAAGAAAATGTAGCTGATTATTTTATTAGAGACTTTGAAGAAAGTCCAGAAGGCTGGAATCCTTGTTTTGAATATAGCTATGATGAAGTTTCAACAAAAGCAAAGCAAGAAAGAAAAAGTATTTTGATTAATATGTTAGTTTCAGAAGGTTATATACCGACGCAAGAAGATTAATCAAAAAAAAGCCCTCTCAGTTGCTCTAACAACTTTGAGGGCTTTAAAACTTTTAAGAAATCAAATATATGGAAGAAAGCCAAATAAATCAATACGGAGGTAAGCGTAAAGGTGCTGGAAGAAAGAAAGGCACAAATAAAACCGCAAAGACCTTTAAAATTGATAATGACCTTTGCGAATACCTTACAAACAAAGTCGGCAATCAAAATGCTTATATCAATATGTTAATTCGCTCATATAAAGAAAACAGCGAAGCACTCATAAAAAAAATTGATAAAATATTAGAACAAGAAAAATAAATGTTTTAATATTGTGAGTCGTTAGCAACGGAATAGTAATATAAAGTACAAAATCACAATCGCACCTCAACGCTAACGACCTCGAAATCGCACCAAATGGAATTTTAAGCCTCGTCATACGGGGCTTTTTGCATTTTTACTCATCAAAATTATCTTTCTTATAGCCCTCTAAGAAAAACCCCAAAAATAAAAACGTTGATGATATTATAGCCAAAGCCTTAGGCTGAATCATATCAGTAATGTTTACACCGGCATTGTCTATTATAATTCCTGTGGCAACTGTACCAATCCCTAAAGCAGTATTATACCACTTCTTCATTGTTACCAAAAAGGCATACAAATCAGGCGAAAGCCATTTAAAATATTTTCTCGGCATTATTTTTTACATTTAAAAAGGTTCTTAAAATTTATCCAGTTCTGAATGTACGTGTGAAATCCTCCATCTTTTTCAATCTGTTTGAGTAATCCGTACAAGCCAACAATAATAGTTATAGAGATAGAAAAGTTCTGCATAGAAATAAAATGCGAATTAAGTATCATAAAAAGTATGTTTGATAATCCTACAATTAATACAGGACTTTCGTTTGAAAAGTTTTGTTGCATTTTATTAAAATTTATGTTTTCCAATCAAATAAATATTCTTTTGTTTCTTTGCTATTTTCGGTATAATTAAAAAATACAAAGCCCGATTTTCCCCTTGCAAAATTAGTCTGCACCCAGTCGCTGGACGGACTTAAAGCAGGATAGTTGTAATAATTGAATTTAGATGGGGTGCTGTCAAATAAATATTGATGGCTGTCTCCCTTAGAAAATTCAATCGTACTACCTTGTTTAAATAGGTAATTAACATCTATGTACTCATTTATTTTTTTCTCGTGTACATCGTCCAGTTTCGGTTTAAACCCAAATTTCAAGTTTTTATCGTCTTTTCCGTGAGTCAAAATAAAAGTAAAATTTCCCACCTTATAATGCCCAATAAACTTCCGCTGATTCTCCACAAGCACATTATTAGGGTATTTTAATTCGGCAATTACCTTAAAGGCACTATTCACAATATACCCAAAATCCGCTGAGTGATTATCTACGCAAATATTGTGAATAAATATCTTGTCGTAATATTTTATCAAATTGTCCACCATCTGCACCTTGAAACTTATACCGCAGTCAAACGCCTGTTGATTGCTCATATTTTGAGGTAAATCGTGTCCTTTTCTCGCTGTCTGACCATCCCAACCATCCATATAATCGCCTAAATCATCAATGTATAGCACATTAGATTTTTGATGTCTTACAACGTGGTTTATGATAATATTCAATCTTTCAAATAATTCCTCCGCATCCCATTTTCCACCGTAAAGGCTATTACCTTCGGGATTTACATTCATACCAATATGCGTATCGGTATAAACTAATCTATCAAAAAAACCTATTTTCTTTTTCTTTTTTGCAACCTCAACTGGCTTAAACTCTTCACTAAAAATCGCCTTAAAATCAATTTCCTTAACTGCTTGCTCCTGTACATCTACATAATTAGGATTCTTAACAAAAGCCGATATTTCCTTCGTTTTAAACCACAAATGCTTCATTGCACTATTCGGCACGTCAATACTTTCAGTTGCATTATAAACGCCCTCGTGTTCGTCAAGTATCGCCTTACGGTTTCGTGCAATTTGCTTTCGTAATGTTCCAAAACTCGGATGATTTTCCCCTAAATCGCTATCCTCAGCCAAAACTCTTTTTGCAATGATAGAATCATTTAAGTCCTGATTATTAGTCAAAACTTCAATAATTTTATCCTTGTATTTCTTGAATATTTCGCTCATATTTTAGTTTTTAAGCCATCCAAACAAACGAACAAAATAATACATTGCGTAACATTGCCAATGGCGAAGTTGTGTTTCCTTTAGCAATTCAAAAAAAATATCATCACACCGTTTACGATTTACAATCTTGTTTCGAGAAAGATAATCGTGTACAACCGCAGCATTAACCGAAAGACCGTGTGGCGGAATTATAAACCACAAAAGGCGTGGCGAACTGACTAAATCAGTTTGAAAGCCCTCGTTGATTATAATTCCGTACTGGTTTAGCAAGCAGTTATCTGTCACCTGCCAGTTTAGTTTATCCACTTTTTTGAGCCTTATTTCGGGGTATATTGTCATTCTTGTTGCTCGCTCAACGGTTTTAGCGTGTATCCGTAACCGCCAGCTAATTGTCCTGCTGCTGCGTACTTTTCGGCAATTGTACCGTATTCTAACTTCTTGCAAATATCTATTATTAGTACCTTTGCATTAGGTAAAGGTATTTTCATATTGGTAGATAATTCACTTGCCATCTTGTAATTATCGGTATTAAGACCACCATAAGATTCTACGGAAGATGTCTTAAAGTCGATGTAAAATTGACGATAGAAGGTAGAATCACTTAAATTACATTCAATGTTATTGATAATTCTTGCACGAATCCCTTCAATTGTTATTGACTTGCGTGTTCCATCTTGGAATGTATAAGGATTTACTTTAAAAGTAAATGATTGTGCATTAGCAATAAATGCAGAAAAAATAATCGTAAATGTTAAGTAAGTAGTTTTCATTATAGTTATTTAATTATATAGTTATTTGCATATATTTTTAGGCTTCTCAAAAACCTCTTTGTAGCAACCTGACTGAAACAAACCACGTTTGTCATAAATAAAATAGCGAATCAGGTCATTTGCTTCGTAGTGAGCAATAGCCTCATTTGCTTGCGTGCAATTGCTTTTAGCCTGTTTCACTTGCTTGTTTAGTTCGGCTATTACACTCTGTGCTTCACGCAATTGTTGTGTGCTAACATCGCTGGTTTGGCTACAATCAAATAGCAAAGAATCTTTCAGCACAATTACTTTTTTTAAAGTGGCAATCGAATCAGTTTTCTTCTTAATAAACTTATCAGACACAAAAGAATGGTTATTTAGGTAGCGAGACACAAACAAGCCAACCGCCACAACAACGACGCCCAAAATGATTTGAAGTTTTAATTTTGTAAACATTATATTATTGGTTTAAAGTTTTCTTTAATAAGAAATTAAGTTATTAAACATTTTATCAATTTTCTTTAAAATACAATTCTGCTTCTTTTTTTCGTCTAATCGTCAGTCCTCGCAGTTCGACTAACTGTCCATTCTTCCTCCCTTTGTTCCATTTCCAAAACTCCTGCTCAATACTTGCGTCATTAGGGTTTACCTTTACTTTTTTGCGTAAAGTACTTTTAAAAAACGCCCCTGTGCCTATATTATAAACAAGCGATGCCAAAGCATTAAACTGATTTTGATTCACATTTTCAGGAATATATTTTGCAAAATCTTTTTCAAATATCGTTTCAAGCAATGTTGTAGCCTGTCCTTCCGTAATTGGTGAATCTTGCATTGTTACTTTTTGTCCATCAGGATAATAAGTATTACCATAGCCGATGGTAGGCACTCCAACCGCATCTATGTATGGCTTAGGCATAAATTTTTCAAAGCCTTTGATTAATTCTAACCCTTCTTTGCTTATTTTCATTTTTCAAATATTTTACATAGCTGAATGCAATACTTTTTTCCACCCTGTACCATCGTAAAAGCACAAGACTGCTAATGTCGTATTATAAACCGTCAATCCGTTCGCAGGTGATGTTATTGCATTAATTTGTGTTGTTGTCAAACGAGGAAATAATACTCCTTGTGTGGTAGATGTTATGTCTAATAGTGCTGATGCAGCAGGTGTTGTAGTACCTATACCAATACTACCTTGAAAATATGATTTTGCAGGTGAATCTATAAACAAAGCATAATTATTTGCTGCTGCTGATACATTAAATACCCTTATTCCGTGATTAGTAGTTGCACCATCTGCATAAAAAAAACCTCCCATATTTAATGTAGCTCCAACCCCAGTTGCAGTACCAGCTACTGCATAATTACTTCCAGTAGTTTTTGCATTTATGGCTTGAAAAGCAATATCATTTGCAGTTGAAAAAACATTCAATGATTGTGTACTTGGTGCTGCACCTATTCCTACATTTCCGTTTAGTTGAGTTGTGCCTGTTATTCTTGCTGTTCCATTTACATCAAGTTTAAATCCTGCGTCAGTTGTAGTATTAATTCCTAAATTTCCGCTTGAATTAATTCGCATTCTCTCAGCATTTTGAGTAGAAAAAAGTAAATTTCCAGTACCAATGGAATTGATATTAAAATTTCCTGTACCAGAATGTTGCATTTCACTTGTAAATCCACCTCTACTTATTCTCAATCCATAATCAGTATTTGTTGCTTCACCCCCTAAATCAATATAAGAAGTTCCTGTACCAGTTCTATTTGTGCCTATTTCTACCCCAACAGTATTTGTCCCAGCGACCGCACCTATCGAGGTAAGTCCAGTTCCTCCCACAGCTAAATCTGTTGTAGAGGTAGTTTTAAAACTACCATTTACATCGAGTTTATACGAAGGTGCATTTATTCCTATTCCTACATTTCCACTGCTTGTAGCAAAGTTAGCACCTAAAGTATTTGCAATGGTTGGTGCAGTTAGCGTTCCCGTTGCGGTCGGATTGCTAATAGGTAAATAAGTTGATGCAGCAGTAGAAGAACTTAAATACGTGCTATTATCGTATGATAAAGTAGTTCCACTCGCTTTTATAAAACCTGTGCCGTTAATTATCGCTTGTTTAGTATCTAAAGCCGTTTGTGTAGCTGTGCTAATAGGTTTAGCTGCATCAGTTGTATTATCAACATTACCCAAGCCTACCATTGATTTTGTTATACCGCTCACAGTCCCTGTAAAAGTCGGGCTGGCTATGTTAGCCTTTAAATTCAAAGCCGTTTGCGTGGCAGTTGAGATTGGTTTATTTGCATCACTCGTATTATCGACATTGCCCAAACCAACAGTATTTTTTGAAAAACTACCTGTTGATATATCATATCTTGTATTAAGACCTATTAGCCGTAAAGTGTCGTTAATCATGCCAAATCCGTAGTTAGCCGAATTCCCTTTGACTACATTTTTTCTTATAGCTGCCTCAGTTGTAGCCGTTATCGCAAAATTCTGAGCCTGTGCTACCGCTCCGAGTAGCATCAGGCAAATTGTGAGTAGTTTTTTCATCGTATTCTTTCAAATTCCGCAAACTGTCCTTTTAATGTTACCGTTATTATTTTGTCTGCAACTTTTACTTTTAGGGTTTGCGTTTCCCAAGTTTTTAAATGATGATTTACCGCAAAAATTACATATTCGTTTAGCGTAGCGTGTTTTTTAAGTCGCACAATAGGCAACTTATTATATTCTGCTGATGCAGGTTTCAACAAATCTCCTGTTTTGTAACTAACACCATTGTCAATCGAGTATTCTGGCATTGTAATAGGCTGTGTATTTTCTATAATATCACCATTATGAATCATCCGTTGTATAGCCCAAGTAGCATAATCGTAAGCCGTTTGTGCAGCATAGTGCATAACACCAAAGTTAGGGGCAGGCGAACGATTAGGAGGTATTTGAACATCTCCCCCAGACAATGGAAAGGCAAAATCATAATAATCAAAACCTTCCACAAATGGCAAAGGCTCGTCCCAAACCCAAGCACCTCTACCAAAGAAGTTTGACATTAGCACGGTGTTCCACATATACGACGCAGGCGTAGGCGTTTTTACTTGTTTTGCATACAAAGTGCCATTCGTTGCTTGAAAATTCTTACTATAAGCGTTCCAGTCACTTTGATTTGGCAAACCCTCATTTAATCCCCAAACAAAAGCCAATGGTTTGAAACCATTTTTTGATGTTACTTCAAATTCATTTATTGCACTATACAAATTTGTGCTATTTAGATTGTGCATATACAGATTAACAACTGGCTCAATATATTGACCCATATTTCCAGTTTGAATGTTTCCATTTGCATCTCTTAAATAATCTCCTGTGTCAACATTTAAATAATTTACTGTTTTTGCAAAAAAACCAGTTGCTATTTGTGAAAAATTAGCCGTAGGAACATCATATTTTGCATTATTAGTAGTTACATCCGCAGCCGACAAATTAAAATCATAAGTAATTTTTGCTGGGTCAGCGTTTACATAGGAAGTAAATAAAGTATTAGGATTTCTATTTTTAAACTCTCGAAACAAAGTCCCCATTTTATTCACAAAATCTTGATCATCAAGCCCTGAAAACGCTACAAATTCATAATCTAAAAATAAAAACCCTTTTCCGTTATTAGGTGAAATAACATTAGAATTAAAATAACTAAACAATTCTTGTATGGTATGCGTCTTCACCCAATTTACATTAAATTGGTGAGCATCAGCAAAAGGAGGGTCAGCCCCACCATGTGTATTTTTATAGTTTTCTTTATAGGCAGGATAGTCAGCCCATCTTAAAGCACCATTTGCATATGCCCAATCATCATAAATTCCTGTATAAGTTTTAGATATATCGCTTGAATTTCCTATTGTATAACCTTTTGATAAATAATTGCCCGATACATTCGTAAGATTAGCATCAAGCTGCTGAAACTGCATAATATTAACCTTAGACGCCAAAGGCGTAACGGTAAGAAATGTATATGGTGCTTGTGGAAGTCTTATAGAAGGACCTGAGCGTTTGAAGAACGTAGGTAAATTAGTAGTTGCGTCTCCTTTGAGGTGAACAAGCGTGTACACAACCCAAGGAAAAGTATATCCCGAAGGAATATGACCCATAATTACCATTATATCTTTCCCTTTTAGTGCCGAAAAGTCTTTTGCTTCTAATTCGGCTTTTGTCATCCACGAATTAAAATTTGAAGTTAAATCTGCGTCTGTTTTAAAACGCATATTTTGTTCAATATCTGCAAAGCCAGTTGTATTAATACTTATTTGTAGTTTATAGTCAGTAGTTACGGTTATTGCTAATCTTTGTCTTACTTCGCCATTTGTGCCTATCCAAGGCGTAAAATCATACTGATAACTTTGGTCGTTTGTAAATCCTTTATCAAACTGAACTACAAAATCACCAACAACAGTACCAACATCACCGCCATTACCACCACCTGCAATGAGTGTATAATTTGCAGGAATAGCAGCCTCGGCAGTAGCCAAAGAACTATAAATAGTCGTTCCTTTTACTTGTCCACCACGAGATAATTTTTTGCCGTTGGCATCCGTAGTGTACCAAATGTATTCTGTTGCAGTTCCTTTTTTTCGCTTGAATACTTTTGCATAATTTGCAGAAGCCTTAGTAACAACTGCCGAACCGCCTGCATCAATTATTTTAGAAACCTGTGCCTCAGCAAATAGCGAAAAGGCAATAAATAAACTTAAAAGTAAATTTTTCATTAGTTTGCGTTTTTAAAGACTAATAATAACTGTGCTTTTCCTGCGTTAGAAAGGTTTTGACTTGCCTTTATGACTCCTTCAAGCATTTCTTTGTCTGTTGTGTCAATGTCCAACTCTTCGCCTTTAAATAATTTTAAAGACATTTCCCAACACTTAACTGGCTCCCCTGTATTCGATTGACTCAATACGTTTGCTAATAATTTACCCATGTTTGATTGTTCAACTTCCGAACCATCAAGGTTTTGTAAAGACTTATTAAAATTTAATTTCATATTTTTTGTTTTTTATGCTGGTACGAAAAAGAATGTATTTTTAGATGAATTGTACTGTAATAAGAATTTTTGCCCATTTGTGGGTGTTGTGGTTGTTTGAAAATTAAAATTTGTTCCATTAAATTCTAAAATTGAATTTAAAAGATTATTTCCCATTTGTACATCTGTAAACGATACAGTAGGTTGAGTAGGAGGAAGACCTCTATTTATTTTAACTGTTCCATCAGAAGACCCAATAAACAAATCCAATTTTGAATTAATCCACAAAGCGTTAGATAAAAATCTTATAAAACCATTTGCAGTTGATGAATTATAATTAAAATTTATATAACTATTTGTTTGAAAATTTAAGGAAGTAGTAACATAACTTCCTTCTCCAAACTTAGCATTAAACTCAGTAAACTTTGTTGAACTTAAAACACCTGTTTGCGTTGCCGAAGCAGTTTTAATATTGATTTGATTATTTATAAAAAACAAAGGTTCAGCAAGCGTATAAGATACACCACTACCTGTTCCTGCTAAAAACGTCGTAAAATCTTCTTTACTTAAATAACCATCTTGAGTTGAAGAAGCTTTTAAAAGCGTGTTTTGCTTTCCATTAAAAATTGACCAATCTTCTTTTGTTAATGCTCCATTCTGCGTTGCCGAAGCAGTATAAATATTTACCTCATTTCCACTTAAATACAAAGGGTTGGCAAAAGAATAAGTTGTTCCTCCACCAGTACCTGCTAAAAATGTAGAAAAATCTTCTTTGCTCAAATATCCATCTTGTGTTGCGGAAGCCTTGGCAAGAGTATTTTGTTTATTATTAAAAATAGCCCAATCTTCTTTGGTTAAAACACCGTTTTGTAAGCTTGTAGCTACTTTAATTTTTACGGCTGTTCCATCTAAATAGATAGGGTCAGTAAAAGTATATGTAACACCACTACCGCCACCAGTACTTGCTAAAAATGTAGAAAAATCCTCCTTGCTTAAATACCCATCCTGCGTTGCAGAAGCCTTTAAAAGTGTATTTTGTTTGCCATTAAAAATTGCCCAATCTTCTTTTGTCAAAACGCCATTTTGTGTTGCTGATGCCACTCGAACTTTAACTGTTCCATCCAAATACAATGGTTCAGTAAAAGAGTATGTTGTTCCACCGCCACCAGTATTCGCCAAAAATGTAGCAAAGTCTTCTTTACTTAAATAGCCATCTTGCGATGCCGAAGCCTTTAGTAGTGTGTTTTGCTTATTATTAAACGTAGTCCAATTTTCTTTCGTCAATACACCGTTTTGTGTTGCAGATGCCGTACGTACGTTAATAGTGTTACCAGTAAAAAATATAGGCTCAACTGGGCTATAAGTAACGCCAACGCCACCTGTACCTATTTCTTCATAAAGTGCGTATTTTTTTGCTTCACCGTTACCAATCTGATAAGCCAAACGACCGTCACTATTCATTATATTGCGGTAGGTAGTAGTTACATTGCTGTCTATTTCGGTGTATTTATATTCTAATATTACACCACCATCTAAGCGATTAAAGCCAATAAATCCTTCACGCCCTTCAGGAGTATTGTTATAAAAATAACCGTGGTATTTTATTGTAGCTTCATATTCGTCAAAATCGTAATCTTTAAAATTACCTCCGCCAACGCTAATCCAACCGCTGTCTGCAGTTCCGTAGATTCCTCGCACATAAATCTGACCATCAAAATAATTTGCAAACGGTCGTGGTATTGCTAAATAAGTAGCTTGGTCGGGGTATTCAGAGCCGATTGACATTTTCATTACGTGAGCCTGCAATCCTGCGTTAGGCAAGCCTGTTGTTGTGCCATTTACAAAACTTGTACCCCAAGGCAAGGCAGATATATTTCCAAACTGTGCGTGCGTTTGAAACTGCCCAAACTCCCCGAAGTTTTCCCACCGATTTACATCAACATTATAGAAACCATTTGAAACATTGCTTCTACGCAAAAACTGCCCAGTCGTTCCGCTACTCATTGCAATACCTTGAGAAGTATTTCCAACAGAAATCAAACCTTCAAAACCTGTTGTGCCTGAAATATGTAACTTAAATAGAGGGTCAGTCGTACTACCAACACGCAAACCAGTAGCGTTTAATTTCATTCTGCCCAAATCACCTGAGGTTGTCCAAGTGAAATTTGTATTAGCAAAAAAATCTAATAAATTACTATTTGATGCTATTCGAGGTGCTGTTCCAAAATAATTAAACATCGTAATGTTTAAAGAATCTGACCCAGCCTTTATAACAGGACTTTGAACAGAGGCAGTAAACTTCTTTGCTCCTCCAATATTACTTTGATTAGAAACTAAATCGACATAAAGCCCAAGGTGTGTGCCGTAAGAAGAAACCAAATCCCAACTGGCAATTTTAGCATTTGTAACATTAAAAGCCGCATGATTTGTAAAAATAGGGTCTAATTCCGCTCCCGACCATTGTGTGTAGGTTATAGCTGTTGTACCGAGCGTAATATCAGCAGGATTGTTATTTACCCATTGCGTACTTGCATACGTACCGTTTAGAATCAAATGCCCTTTGCCACGTATTTCTGCACTTGTATCATTTGAGGTGTTTCTCGTCCAGTTTGTGCCATCAAAAACATATATGCCATTTTCGCTTGCAGTTGTTTGTCCGTTTAGTAAAATACTGTCTCCTGTTACAGTCGTATAAACGCCTTGTGTCTTTGCACCCGACAATGTTTGATTAGTAACAAACAATAATTTACAAGTCGTACTAACCGCAAAACCTCCCGACAAGGCAGTATTAAATTGAGCGTTTGTAATCGGGCTATTCGGATTATTAGAAGGTAGTACATAAATGGGCTGATTAAAAGTAAACGGTGCATTTACGTCTACACCCAAACCATTTATGCCTGTAATTTGATTTAGACCCAAAACATTTGTAACGTTTACAACTGGTGATACAAACCTCAATTCATTCTGTGCATCCACCTGTCCGAACGGCTTACCGCCTGTTGCTAACTCTTTAGTTATCAATAACCCATCTTGACCGACAGATATACCACTCACCGCTTCAATACGTCCATCAACCTGAAAGTCAGAATCAACACCAAGCTGTTTTACTATATCGCCATCGCCATCGGTGATAGATTTGTCGTAGAGTAGATTATAGCCTAATTTTATTTTACCGCCAAGGAAATCAACTAAGGTTTGATTTTCTTTGTTTCCGAGTTCAATATTTGTATCAATGCTACCGATAGCTACTTTGTCGCCTCTACGTACAATAGTCCCAAAATCAAAAGCATCGCCAGCTATTATGTCGCCCCAAAATACATTTATACCCTTATTGTCGTTTGTTTTATCCGATATCCCTCCAAGCAATTGTTTTATCCAAGAGCTAATACTCAAAGGCGTGTTATTCGTGCTACCTCCACCAACACCATTACCCATAATGGCCGAAGGTGGCGAATCATCAACCATTGTAATCTCGGTGCCATCGCTCAGAATACCAGTTTTCTTTATTGTCGGCACAATACCAATAGCGTGCTCAACAATTCTTACATCTGCTTCTGTGCTACCATAATTAAACGTAAACGAAGTAATATATCCTCGGTTTGTAATACCCGCCATAGCCACACTATGCCGATACTTTATCAAACCACGGATCGAGCCATCATAAACCTTTGGCGTTGCTCCCAAATTACGGAGAATATTCATCGCTCCGTGTTTATGAAAATTCATTAAAGAATTGCTGTTTTCAGAAGTCCACAACGAAGTTAAATTCCCGCTTGCATCTTTTATAGCCGATAAATTTGAGCCATCCACATAATCACCATAAATAACCGAAATAGTCTCGTCGTTTGGTGCATAATCTGGCTGAGTAGCCTTATAATGTATTTCTTTTAGGTTTAGGTTTGTATCAGCATTTACCCACGACAAGCTAATGTTTTTATAAATCACACTACTAGCTTTAGTTTCACCAGGGTACGGCTCCAACTCTCCAACACCTTTCTTTAGTTTTATTTTAATCCAAATCCCAGTAACGGCTTTTTGCCATCCACTTTTTAAAAGCATTCTGTTGCCAGTCGGATCTCCGAAGGTGAAAGACACACCTCCAATTCTTTTACTCGTAATTTCCCAATTCTTTACGGTTTTCTTTGAATATCCGTTTATGTCTTTATTTTCAAGGCTTAAATTTTCGCTTCCTCCTTCCCAAACAACATTACTTTTTACACTTCCACTCAATACCCATTCGCCACTTTCCGACAATCCAAAATAATTTGTTGCAGTAGGATATCCAACCGATTGCTCTTCAAAAGATTCTACGTCAATCCTCAGCTCGCACTCAATCAAAGCATGATCAATGTCTTTTATAAAAGCCTGGCCTTTAAAAACAATATTAAAATTAATCGCATCAGTCAAATTTGTAAACGCAATTTCCTGATAAACATACTGATCATCAACAGCTGCGTTATCTACTCCAAAACCATTTATTTTTATACCGTATGCATTGCCTGTGGTGCCATCGCCAAGCCTTTCGGGCGTTACATTGTTATTGTTCCAATTGCCAAAAGTACCGTTGGCAAAAGTTAATAAATCTTTGTTTTGTAAACGGTTTTTAAACTTTGCAAGTTTATGCTCAACTTTTGCCCATTTTATAGGCATAACATTAGATATGCCACCACCAAACGGCTGATAATTAGAATTATGTACTGCGGAAACACCTAAGTTAAGCGTACCACCAGAAATATAAGAACCATCGGCCAGATATTTACGAGCAGCTACATAGCCAGTCTTTTTTTCGCTTAAATTTTCAATCCACCATTCGCCTTCTTCCTGATATAATCTACAACTTTCTGTATTTAAAATATCCTGAAGAACATTAAAAGTATTCTGCGGTTCGTTTTCACCACGAAACAAATCCATGTCCAAAAAACGCTGTTTCATTGCTTCGGCAGTTGCTGAAGCATCATTACCGTTTGCAAAGGTATTGTTGATTGTGTTTATTTTTAGACTTAATCCAGTCTTAACTAAACATAAACGTATAATCTCAAATACCGATTTTGTACCATCATAATAAAACTGAGCATCATTAACAAAAGGATCGTTTTTAAGATTATTTAAGCTATCGCTTGCTTCTAATCTTACGTTTTTTAGCCCATCTTCATAATCAGTCTGTGAAGAGGTCGGCATCAGCCAACCGACAAACTCAGAGGTTGTTGTTGCACCAACGGTTTTATAAAATTCAACTTTCCATTGTTTCGGATATGCTTTTTGTAATTCGCTGAGGTCAATATCATCTAATATTTCAATATCAAGTTTTTTTGATGAAATACCCAAAAGCGAATCATTAGATATTTTTGCAACAACGCTATTAGACCCAAAAACCTTTAATTCTATTTGGCTACCAGTATAACCTTCTTTACTAAACGTAAGTAAATAGGTAGCAGCTACCATTTGCGGTCTTTCAACTACATCAAACGAAGAAGTATATTTTATTGCAAATGCCATTATGCGTTTCCTGTGCGTTTTTTATAACGATTAAATGAAATGTATATGTCTTCTCCCAAAATCTTAACATCTGGAATAACCGAACCACCACCACCACCAAGCAAATCTTTTAATTTAGATAGCGGAGCAATAACCTCAGGGTTACTCCTCGCCCCAGCATACTCACCCATCAAGCCCAGCGTTGGCCCCGAAACAATACCACCGTTTGCAAATTTTGGTGTTTGATTAAATAAAGTACCTGCCAAACCTTTTAATAATCCACCTCCTGCAATCAATGCGATAATTGCACCAGTACCAAGTTCAGTACCAAATAAAGTTTTTGCTAATTTTATTAACCTATCAGCAGTAAGCATCTGAGAACCAAGCGAAACCATAAACTGCCCAATAGTTTGCAAAATATTTTTAAACACTTTCTGTAATCCAAGAGTACCTCCACCTATTGCATTTCCAATTGCTTCACCTATTCCACTCGCAAAATCTGTAATTAATTGCTGTTGTAATTGTGTAAACATAGTGCTTGCAAGTTCTTGAACCTCTAATAAAGCAAGCTTTGCACGATTTGTTACTTGTTCTTTAATCTGCTGTTCAATAGTCATTCCAGCTTCCGACATATTAAGACCGACCATGATTTTAGGCATTTGATTTTTTAATCGTGTACCAGCATCAAGTATATCTTGAAAAAATGTAGGAATTGCTTTTTTACCGTAGTTTTGGTTAAACTCCTTTTCACCGATTGAGGTAAGTTCTTTTAGGTTTAGTTTTCCTAAAATATCTCTTTGCTTTTTTAATTCTTCTAAATCAATACCTTTTCCTGTGCCTCCACCAACTGATACATTTGGTTTATTTGTGACGTTATTTAAGGCATCACCCAATTTTTTTAAGTAGTTAGTCGATTCAGGTATTTTTGCTTTTACATCTGTTGCAATTGCATCAATCCAACCAATGACCTTCGTTGCACTATTAGCTAAAAACTCAAAATTAAATTGATTTGCAATAACTCTTTGAAGCTCAAATAAAGCCTTAAATGGTGTTACAAGTATCTCTACTAATCCATTCCATAATCTCGCTACAATAGTTTTTAGGTTTTTCCAAAAACCTTCCCAATCAGCAGTAAATAATGAATAAAAAACACCAACTAAACTATTTAATATGCCCAATCCATATTTAAAAATAGATGCAACACCATCCCAAATACCAGTATTTACAAGTACAGATTTTATTTGATCCCAATATTTTATAATATTAGCAACCACCACCGCAACAATAGCAGCAATACCAAGTATTGGTGCTGATAAATATCCAAGTCCAACTAAAAACGCAGGTATTACAGAAGTGGTAAGATATCCTATAAGAACTAAAATAGGACCAATAGCAAGAGCAATTCCACCTATAACAAAAATAGCTGTTTGAATCTCTGGAGAAAGTTCTTTAAAACTTTTCACAGCTCTATCAATATAACCCGATACTCCGTCAAGTATGCCAGTCAAATCAAACAACTTATCTGCTATATTCACCACCTCATAAGACCCAAGCTTTACGCTATCAATTACATTTTCCCATGCAGTTTTAAATCCTCCACTTACACGAGGTAGTTTTTCTAATTGTGTTACAATCTTACCCAAAAATTCATCAGCCGTAATACCCAATTTTTGTATTGCTTCAGTGCTGGCAGTTCCAAACGCCGACTGCATCAGATCCCGAATCATCGGCAAGCGTTCGGCCAACTGATTAACCTCCTCAGCTGATATAATACCCTTACCTTTCATTTGTGCAAAAGCATTGGCAATACCAGCTAAATCTTCTTTGCCACGCCCAGAATATACCAAGGCGTTACCAAACTCTCTTACAGCTCTGTTAGATAAGTCAGCAGCATATTTTACACTTAAAAAATTGATTGTTGCTTTTCCTGCTTCCTCTATCCCAAGACCAGGGAGTTTTGCAGTTTGCTTTATTTCATTGAGCGAAACCCCATACACGTCTAACGCACGTTTGAGTTGATCAATGTCGCCATAAAATTTTGCAGCAGCTCCAGCGGCTACCGCAATCGGCAAAGTAAACGCCGAGGTGAGTGTTTGCCCAACGCCAGAAATCCTGTCGCCGAGCCTACCAAAGCCTTGGGCAAAGTTTCGGGTAATGTTGTCGGTCTCACGCATGGCACGAGCCAACTGTATATTCAAACTCGCAGATAATCGACCAACCGAACCCGCTGCATTGTCCATCGAATTAACGAATGCTCTTTCATTTGCTGTCAGTCTTATATTTGCCATTTCTATTCTGTGATTAGTCCCGCCCTGATTGCTTTTTCTCGTCTTTGCTCGTCGGTCAATACAAGGGGTGGAGATTGTTTTTTAGGTGGTGGTGGCGTGTCAATCATCGGCAAAAATATAAAGTCTTGTTCCTTAATTTCTCCGTTGTCGTCACTACCCATCATATTACCAATAAGTGCGTAAAGCTTCCGAAACGGCAACCAAGATTTTTGCTCTTTATAATAATACGCCTCAACGATTCGCCTATAATTATCGGGACGCATTTCCCAAAAACTATCGGCATTAATATCAAGGCCTACCTCACAGGCCTCTTCTAAGATTTGCTCGAAAGGGCTTTTTCTAATATTTCGGATGGGTTCATTCCCATGCTCTGTATTTTTTCCATCTGTCGGTGGAACTGTGATTGCTCGACCGACAAAATAAAACCCATTGTTTCTACGGCAAAATCATTTGCTTGCTCAAAACGTTCGTCGTCGCAGTCATCAATCCATGTTCCAACCTCCGCAATCGTTAGCGTTTCTTTCAAACTCGCATCACCCACAACCAAAGCACAATAAAACAAGACCTTGATTTGCGTGATCGGATTATCAATATTTAGCTTTTTATCTTTCGAAAGTTCCGTGATGCTATCAAGATACATTTCCTGCGTTCCCATCGAAAACTTTAATGTACGCTCAACTCCACCGATATTGAGCGTACAAAAATTATGTTTTTTGCTAATCATTAAGCAGTCACTAAAGTATTAGTAGTAAAAGTCTGAAACTCAAAACTTGCGTCATATTTACTGTTGTCTGATACACTCGCAGTCAATTTGAATGATGAAGCATAAGCAGTTCCAGTCAAAATTCTATCGCCTACCGTTTTGGTTTTAAATGCTATCGTAAGCAAAGTATTTCCCAAAATAGCATCGAGCCAATCAAAATAGCCTACGTTTAAGGCTTCTTCTGCGGTTGTGTAAACGTATGCAAGGCCTTTCAAAGTACCTTTAATCGTCTTTTTTCCTGGTCTTGCTGTCTTAATATCTCCGCTACCTGCACATAGTGTCGATAGCATATCTGATGAAATATCTAATGAAATTTCGTCGGCACAAGCTACGGCTAATGTTCCTACGAAAATATCAATTTCAGTCCCTAACATGGTTGGTCTTGGCATTGCTTTATTTGTTTATCGTTATTTTGAAATCGTAACTTATATGAGCCAATCGGCTGTCTTTTTCTTTTTCACTTGCTCCCAGTCCTGTAAAATCAATGTTTAGCACACTAATACCCGAAAGCACTCCACTAAATCTTTCTAAATCAGTTCTGATTAAATTCACTATCGTTCTGGCACTTGCATATCGCTCTGCAAAAACGCTATATTGAATGGTCACCTCGTCTTGTATGCAATGAGCAGTATAAATCGGCTCTATCGTTATTACAGTATACACAACATAAGGTTTTGCACCACCTTGCGGAGCCTCATTAACATAAATCCTATCGGCCACCAAAGCAGTAAGCGTGGTATTCAATAATAATTTAGTTCTGAGTGCGTCCTCTATCATAATCCGTTCAATCGTCTATCAACTTCTCTTTGTATTTCCTGTGTATAAATCCTTTCTTGTTGCTCTCTGGTGGCCGAATCCGCTCGCCTCATAAAAGGCCGTGCTGGCATATCTTGCGTACCATATTCTAAAAAATGAGCAATAAAACCCTTTAGCGGTTTTCCGTTTCCTCCTCTACCTTTCTTAAATCCTACAATTACCTGATACTCACCGAGTTGTTTATACTTAGTTTTTGCAACTCTTAGAGTTCTTGCAAACTCACCGGTACGCTCAGGTACTGTTACGTCCATTCTTTGCCTTACCACATTTGCCGCCTTCTTTAGTGCAGCAATATGTATTTCTTCATTGACCGATATCGACATATTTCTCAAGGCAGACTCTAAGCCTTCAAGACTTTCACCACCCTCAACCCCGATATCAAATACAAAAGCCATTATTTTTTAGTTGATTTAGTAACTTCTTTATCACTACCATCCGAATGATACGTTTCCTGTTGTGCTGGCTTTTCAGCATCAACATTCATCAAATTATTTAATACCTTATTCACAAATAATCCACCAGCAATACCCTCAATAGCCTCTTTTTCAGGCAAATAATAAACCACGCCCTTGCAATGAGTACCAGTATTTTTTATTGCTAAAACTTCCATTATCGTTGTTGTCTTTGTTTGCACACCAAAACTAAAAAATCATTCCTACCCATCATACGTACATTTTCTATGTCATATATAAATCCTTTAGCCACCTCTACCACTCTCATTTTTGTACTTGGCATTGTCTTGTGTAATGGGTATCTAATTGTAAACTCCATCATGTCCGATGATACCCTTTGCATTCCTTCTACATTTTCCTGCTCTTCATTCGTTACCTGCTTATACATCGCCCAGGTATTATAATGTAGCTCCCAACTCTGAGAGGCCATTTCTCCAGCAATTAGCGTTTCGATAGGCTTTTCTATCGTAATTCTTAAATCCAATTTGCCAGAATCTATTTTCATACTCGCATCATTCTATGTTTTCGTAAAATACTTTCTGCTACGGTCGGAAACTCCTTTTTCCCATTATCACGGTTATTGTACCATTCGCCAACCATCAACTGCATAGCGGTTTTGATATAATTAGGTACATTAGCCAACTCGTAGCCACAGGTAACAGTCACTTTCACAGCATCCAAACGGTCTTGCACCGTTGGTAATGTTCCTTTATACCTAATCAAAACGCCCTCGTTTGAGTATTTAAACTTTTCATAATTAGCCAAATCCAAATCTACATGAGTGGTACCATTATGGTATTTCACCGAATCAATAGAAATACACGGATATTTATTTACATCAAAAGCACAAAAGCCAGTAAAATTGAAAATAAATACCCCTTTTCTAATTACCTTGTTTAAATAGGCTTCAATCTCTCCCTCAGCAGCTAATATCAGCGATTCAACCAGCCCATATTCAGGATGATTAACCGCATAGCCATCTATTCGGCACCACGTAAATGCTTGTTCAACACTTACGATTGTTCCAGCTTCTCGAGAAACCTCTACACCACTTAGAAAAGGGATATCCATTTATTTTACTTTTTCAGCTAATCCGTATTTTATCCAATCCTGTGCTATTTCTTCAGGCACTTCTATTATTTCATCTTTTGTGAGGTGGTATTCACCACCCCCAAAAGACTGCAAAGCTTTTACTTTTACTTTTTTCATTATGCGTGAGTCAATTTCTTGATGGCAGCCGAATTAATGATTTTAGCATCTACTCTCTGGAAGTAGTTGAACGCTACCTGATCAGAACCTTTGAACAATTCGTCAGTACGAACCAAACGAGGCTGGTTTACAGTACGAACAATATATTTAGAGAAGTCACCCGCAATTACCGAAGTTGCACCAGTTGCAATACTCGCCATGTCGTCGTTGATCACAAACGGCACATTAAAGATTGTGTCTGGAGCTCCGCCTTTCACACCCATATTGAAAATATAGTTGTTTTGCGAATCTTTTAATTTTCTAAGCGTCAATAATGTAGCATCGTTAAACATCAAATAAAAACTTGGAGAACGACGATACGATGAATTGATTTTGTGAATCAATTCCAAAACGTTATCGGCAGTTAAGGCCGTAGCACCTGCACTTACACCCGATGCACTCGCACCAGTCACAACACCCTGAGGTTGTCCAGATCCTGTACCAGTAGTCAGGTGTTCAGCCAAAGCACGAGCATTACGCTCTACAATCGCCTCTGTTACCATAGCAGTAATATTGAAATCAGAATCTTCAATTAATTCTTGTGGTACTTTAATCCAGCCTGTTTTGTATTTGTAGGCCGAAAGCGATACCGAGCCAAAGCTTAAATCAGTACCGTTACTGATGTCAGTATTTTCTGCAACAATCACCGATTTGTTAGCAGTATCGTCAAGCGTTGGTAGGTCTAAAGTATTACCACGGCTATCAGTCAAAATACGAGCAACCGAATACACACCACCGTAAGCTTTCAAGGCCATATCAACCTCGTTAAACAAACTACGTGGCACTAACACACCACCAGTTGCAGCCGTTTGCGTAGTTGCGGCACGGTTCTGAGCCAAAAACACCGAACGCTCTTGAGCAGAAAACCCATTTTCTTCCTGAAATCTCGCCCACTTATCAAAAGCACGCTCATAAATTTCAGCCTGCTTCGATTTGTCAAAAGTTACCTCTCTCTCAAAACTTGTTTGAGCTGTCTCACGCTCTTGTGCTTCCAAAGCTTCTGTACGCTTTATTTGTCGGTCAAGCACAACAACATCATTTTCCATTTTCTGATATTGCTCACGGTCTTCTGCATTCGCAAAACCATCATTTTCAGTTGAGCCTGTACTGCGGTCGTTTACTACACGCATATCAGTCACCAACTTATTTCTTTTGTCTTTTAATTCGAGTAAATCCATTGCTATATTTTGATTTTTAAATTAATACTTTCCCATAATGTCAATTTTTCGGCCTCTCATAGCTTTCATACCTTTTCGCATAAAATCAGCCGAGCAATCCTCTTCTTCTTCCTCAACTACTTCAATATCCTCTACCTCAAGCATTCCGCTTTCTTCTAAGCTACGCATAGCAACGGTCAAATCTGTTTGGGTAAATGCAGGGTCAAATACAGGTCCAATGTGCACAATTGCACGAATCCTGTTTACCGTCCTGATATAAGTGCTGTCGGCTTGTCTCTCCCAAGTATCATCGCCCGCCATTGTCAAATAGCGAAAAGAATTACCCTGGTAATCACCTCTGTTTGTAAACTCTATTACTTTATTGCCAATTTCAAGATTAGGCAGCTCGCATTCAAACGTCATTCCTCTATCATCTTTCCCAATCTTCAAAGTATTAGGCACACGGCCCAAAAACTCATTTTTATCGTCGTGATTCAAACAGCATTTAACGTTTGATAAATCGGCAACATCCAAAGCAGATGATGGTATAATTTCACGAAAAACAACTTTCTGTCCTGCTCTTTCTCCAATCAATGGTTCAGACAAAACATTAAACGGCAACCAATAGCCCGAAAGAGATTTCCCTTTCATTACTGGCTTAGTTAGTTCACTTACTACGGCTCTATTTTCAAAAAATCCTTCCATCAGGCACCTATTTTATTATCAAGTTTTTTTGCATTCCAAAGTGCTTCGTCGAGTGGCATATCGCCAGAACCTACAAAAGGCAGATCACACATTGGGTTATCTATTCTATTTTCACCTTCACGCTCACGAATCATATTACCCGTAATCGACCCAGTTTTAAATCTGTTCATATACACCAAACTACGGCTCACGCTATCAGCCCTAAGCACATAATCAATTTCAAGATTGAAATAATGATTAGGTTTATCACGGTTTAAAAGTAGTTTGCGTTTAAATTCTTGTTCTATTTTTTCAGACCAGGGTAACAAACAATCTACCTTAAAATCATCCGATTGTTGTTCAATATTATTATTAGTCGAGCGGTCGAGCGATTGTAATTTGTGAAGAGGTACACGGTACATTCTTGCAACTTCCTCCACCTGAAACTTACGAGTAGCCAGCGTCTCTGCATCTTGGGGAGACATCGTTAGGGTCGTAACAGAATTACCATTTTCCAACAAAAAGAAATCCTTATCGCCTCGCATCGAATCTTTAATGCTCTGATTCAAACGGTCATAAGCAGGGTCAGAAAGCTCGCCTTGTGTAGAAAACACCGCCTTAGATTTTAGATTACCCTTATAAAACTTCGACATCGTGTTTTGTGCCTGAATACCTAACGCAATACTCTCACTTGCTATGCTAATTGGACTTTTACCAATAATACCATTGCTACCAATGCAAGTAATATGGATCATATCACGTTTTTCTACCAATTGCCCAAAAACATAATAATACAGCGTTTCGCCCGATGGCTGCTTTAGGTAGTAGGGCGTACATTCAAAGTTTTCTAATATTTGTAGTTGTATCGGCTGGCCAGCCCCATTTCTAAAAATCCTTGCAAAGCCATTTCCCCAAGTTAGGGCATTGTTTACCAAAGTTTCCTTAAAAGTAAACCACGTCATAAAATCGTTTGGCTCTTTCATCAACATTTCATACAAATTATGATCTGTTGCTTCGGTAGTTCTACCGTCTTGGCGTTTCATCAACCGCAACGGCAAGTTTGCAATACTTTCAGAAATGATTTTTTTTGCAGAATAAACCGCCGTAAAGCAGTCCGCATTGGCTGGGCTAATAGTTATGCCAGCATTTGTATAAGAAGAAGTACCAGTTAATTCGTCCCAATTGTCTATATTATTTCCATTGTACCTAATAGAAGACGTCGAGCGATTCTCGGCAAATAAATTACCGAAATTCTCTGCAAAATTCCCTATTCGATGGAAAATATTCATAAAAAAGCTGGCCGACATTCGGCCTTGAGTAATTGGAATGAGTAAATTTCCAACTATTCAACGGCTTCAACACGGAAGTTTTTTCCGTTTTTTTTAATATCTATATTTTGCTTGTTTTTAATATTTTTTTGTACTCTAAAATATATTTTTAAATATTTATAAAAATAATTGTCAATATATATTGACATTCCAATAAAAAGCATTATCTTTATATCATCAAACAGCAACAAAGCGGTTTGCTAAATAAATAAGACAATGTTATTATCTGAAAAATTATTCGCAGAAATTAAAGAATCAACAAAAGTTAAAATGTTTATTGATGAATCAGCAAACATTTTTTGGGTTTCAAAAGATGGTCATTATGTTTGGATGTCACAAGATTCAACTTACAATGAATATCTTGATGAAACTCACATTGAAGTAGAACAAAAATCACCTGAAGGTGTTGGAAATACAGGGGTATATTGGAATAATGAAGATTTTAATAATCCTTTCCATGTTACTGATTTTGAAGAAAGAATCGCAACTATCAATATTTAACAAAAAAAACTATATCATTCAATCTATAAATTATAAGACTATGAAAAACTTAAAAACAGTTTACAATTTTTCTAAAAAATTCACAGGTTATGGTCATTGGGAAATTTCAGTAGAAATAGACAATGAAAAATATGATTCTGAATCAGACAATTATGACGAAAAAGAGCGAAAAATAATATCATATACAACGACTAACTCTATGGACATTGATGCTGGCAATATGAGATCCTTAGCGGAAGAATGTTTAATTAAAAATAAATATAATGATGAAGAATTTGATTTGTCAGAATTATCATCGGGAGAAGTTGAAGAAGAAAATTAATAATTAAAAGCCCCCTCGGTTGCTCTATTAACTTTGGGGGCTTAATAAATAAGACTATGCAAGATAACACAATAAGTTGGAAACAAAGATTTAAAAGCATGAAAGATTTTTATGGATATTCTTTGGAAGACATATCAGAAATAACTGGGAATAGTTATGGCTCTGTCAGAACCGTAATAAGTAGTAAAGACTTTCCAAGATGGCTAAAATTAGCAATTGTAAATTATGAAATGGAGCGTGAACGTGAAATTGAAAAAGACCCAGATTTTAATCCAAGTATTTTTGAAAATGAATAATTTAATTATTTATTCTTAACCTGCTTTTTTCGTTCGTCCAATTTATTAATGGCTTTAATATCTCCCGACTTAGCCATTTCAAATAATTTTAAATCAATCAAATAGCCACTATAATCCACACCTTTGTTATATAATTTTTTTATTTCAGAATTTTCATTTCTAAATTCTTTTTCAAAAACCTCTCTATCAAAAGACATAATACTACATATTTTTGAAACTGGATAGCCTAATGCACCCATATTTTGCAGCATCATGCTTTGTTCTTCTGTTAATTTATTCATTAGATAACCAATCAAATTGGTTTTTTAAATTGTTAAAAATTCTATCAAGCGATCTATTAACAATTGATGAATCTGGAGTAAATCCAACTGGCATTTCTCCAAAAGTTTGCGTTATAAAATTTTTATAAAAATCATATATTTCAGTTGATTCGTCAATTTCAAAACTTTCACAAGTCCTATTAGCATTTAAATTCATTGAAGTTCTAATAACAATTTTATAATTGTCATTAGCAATTAAACAAAACTTGGCGTGTAGTTCGGAAGTTCTTATATTTTCTTTCCCAAATAATTCAGTCAATTGCAATGCGTATTTTGATTGTCGAGTAACATAGGAATGATCTGTAACAAGTAAAAATGATTTTATTAAATTGCTATCAACCATCCATTTTACCGTATTTGCATCTTTTATTCCAGCCGACCATGTAGCACAAATAACATCTGAACTACCTATATTTTGTAAGATTGAGTAAATCAAATCAATTAATGAAAATTGTCCTCTTGTAAGCCCAATTATTCTAATATCTTTTTTAATTAATCTTGCAACCTCAGAAGCCGTGGTATTAGGCATATAGGCCAAAGATGCTTTTTTTTGTGGTAATTCTTTAACTATATCTAATATTTTCATTTTTTATATTTTCTTGAATTTCTAAAAGAATCAGAATCAGAATACGGAGCGGCCAAACCTTTTTCCTGCTCAAACTTTTGTCGAGCATCATCAAAAGCATCAGGCAATTTCATTTTTGCACGATTTTCACTAACTAAATCAGAAAAATACTCTTGTGGTGTTTTTAGCTTCTTCATTTTATCCAAGTGGTCTAAGTCTAATAACTTTCTCTTCCTCTTCAAACATTACGATGGCCAACCCATCTAAACAAGCACTCACACCATCTATTTTATACGTACGTTTCAAATCGTTTTTCTGAAACCAAAGATTATTATTTCTATCAATCGTTTGTTTCAAATTCCGTATCATCCACCGTATCACAGGGTTACCATTATGATTCAATCGTTTCTTGTCAATCAACAGCTTAAACCAGACAATCACAGGGCTTAAACCTACATTTAGGTTAATTCTATCGCCACCGTTCCGCACCTCTACACCGCCATTTATAAACGACTTCTGCACCACTTCTTTTATCCGTATTCCCTCATTGTGGCAAGCCTCAGCAATCGAGCCAATGTTAAAAGGGTCAAAACCAAATGCTTTTATGTTAAACAGCGTATTCAACTCCAATATCTGTTCCTGTATCTGCACATGAGAATGATAATTACCCTCAACCACCGTAATAAATCCCTTTTTTACCCAATCTTTCATCTCAAAAACTCCAGACGCTTCGCATTTTTTTAGTGAATCCTCAGTAATCCAAAACCACCAAAATACCGTAAAACTCACATTAGCTTCATAATCTACACGACGATCATAATCTTTTCTTGTAGAATTAGGAAAAATCAAACAAAGAGCTGCAATATCATCAGTCATAGCCATGTCAAAGCCTGCATAGCATTCCTTTCCATAAAACTCGCTCAATTGTAATTCCTTATTACAATTCGACATCCAGTCCTCATCGCTAATTACAATTGTTGGAGCATCAACCCAAATATTTAAGTTTTTAGTCTTAAACTCCACAAAACTTTGCTCACCTTTCTGGAAGGCATTTATCAAATCTTCTTTAAAATCCTTTACTGGTATAGTTATCCCAAGGTTCGGGTTGCCCTTATACCATGTCTTTGGGTCAAATATATCATCCTCTTCATCAGGCGAAAAAATCAAGACAAAAATCGAATCATTCTCAATAATCCCCTTTACAATTGGAATATAAAGATTTTGCTCATTCACATAACAGGGTTTACTTTTGTCAAATCCTCTGGTAGTAATATATTCCAAAATCTTCTCACGCCTGTTAATCATACCCGACCGCAGCACATTGGGCATATCATCAGTTTCAAACTCGTGATACTCGTCAATAATCCCATAAGTCGGCCTTGTACCATCTGCAGTTTTCGGGTTAGATGTCAAAAAACTAATTTTACTCTGGTCTTCTATCGAGTAAATTACCTCAGATGTTTTTCTAAAATAAGATTGTAAGTCTTCGTTATAATCTAAAATTGTCTTTACGTCAGAAAAACAGATTTTCGCCTGGTCTTCCTTATTAGCAACAATATAAACCTCAGGATTATAATTATCCTCCACCAAGCCATGGTAAAAAATCTTTGGTACTCTTGTCAAGGTTTTTTGGTTTTTCCGAGCCATAGAGCAGTACATCGTCCTAAATCTTCTGCCTTTAGTATCAGATCGCCGCCACCCAAAAAAATAATAATACTCCAACTTTTGCCACCAAAACAAAGTCGCTGGCTCATTCTTAAAATCATTCAGCAACTCCGCAAACCTAACAACATCAATTCCTTTTTCGTGATCAAAATATATTCCACGGTCCTTTCCAGTCTCCAAATCTCGCCTATGTCTAATCACACAATCCTTCAACAACTGCCCAGCAGGAATAGCCCCATTCAATATTTTATCTTCAATAAGTTTAATAGATTTGTCATATTTCATATTAGGAAACCTTTTTTAAACGAGACGCTTCTATTTTAGCCTTCAACGGACTAATCGTAACTTTTGAAACAATATTCATATTAGCACGCCCCCGAGGATTCAAACCAAAGTTTGTTTCAAAATCAGTCAAATACTTTGAGATTGACAAAACTTTATAATAATCCTGTGCAGTAGTGCTTTCGTCATTCAAATACTCAGTATGCAAATTATAAAAATGGTAGTGCTGGCAATACCTCGAGAATGCAGGCAAATCAATCGCAGTTAGCACACCTTTATCAATCAACTCATTACCAGAGTTAAACCAAATATCTTTTACTTCTTGCCCAAAGTGTTTCGGAGGTTCAGGCATTTTCTTCAAAGCCTCAACCCTAATTTCATTCTTATTTATCCGTGATTTTCTTAAAGTACCTTGTTGTGCTTTCAAGGCATCTGATTTTCTTGGTCTTCCTGCCATATCCCCCTTTAAATTTTGGCACTCGTTTTTTCACAA